TGCTTCCGACCTCTATAAGTTCGGAAACGCCTTTGAGTATGTTTATCTTGACGGTGACACCATTCGTTCCCACGTCATTGCGAACGAAGACGCCTTCCCGGTTTATGACGAGTGCTATAAATACACAAACTTTATCGAGCACTGGAAGAGTGCCGATACACAGGACGAGCACTTCATCGTCTATTACCCCGAAAAGGTAGAAACATATCTTAACCATCAGCTCGTTGAGACAAAGCCGAACCTCACAGGTCTGCCTATCCACTATGTAAATCTGGATAAGACGGATGTGTTCGGCGACGGTCTTGTTGCAGACCTCATTCCGATTATGGATGCCATCGAGTATCTTATGTCGATGTTGGACGATGCAACCGTTTGCCTGTCATTGAATCCTATCGGTGTCGTTCAGGGCAAGAGAATCGAGTCTAAGATTCCGAAGGATGTTGTCGGTACAGTCCTCAATCTCGAAGACAAGAGTGAAAGCGATTTCAAATGGGCTGCAAGCGAGCTTGACAGCGACAGTGTGAAACTGCTCATCGATAACCTGATTCAACAGTTCTATGCGGTTGCCTGCATCCCCGCTTCGATGTACGGTCAGTCCAACATCTCTAATGTGTCTGAGGTTTCGCTGAAGTATTTATTCAGCCAGACCGACAACAAGGCACAGAAGACCATTCAGGCGCTTACTGACGGTATCTTCAAGAGATTTGAATACTTCAGAAAGCTCCAGAAGCTTTGCACAAAGCATATCGAATATACGGACGATGAGTTTGACAGCGTTGATATCAACTTCAATCTGAACAGACCTGTGGATGTCAATAGCTTAATGTCTGATTTGAAGATGCAACAGGAAATGGGTGCCATCTCTAAACGCACCATCATCGACAAGTCTCCATATACGACTGACGTTTCTCTGGAACTCAAGCGTATTGCGGAGGAAAACGACGGTGATGCAGACGAGGATTACGATGACACCACGGATAACGATGACGATGCTAAAGTGGGCGACGGCACGTCTCAGGAAAATGTTGGCGAAACCAACGAGGATACGCCCACGGAGTAAACGCTTAGCGTTTTTATAATATCGGCGGGGTTGCTACAACACTGTAGCAGCCCCACTATATTTAGGAGGATTATCATATGAAACTTGATGAATTGTTTGATTACAAGAACCAGCTAATGATGGATTTAGCCACGAATGAAGAGATTGTCAAACTTCTGGATGATAGCAATGAGATGGTGGAAAACCCGAATGAGCTGATATACAAAAGAATTTTCCCGTATGAGTATGTTCCCGAAATCGTTGAGGAAGGACATTCATTCATCTGCTTTGATGTGGATATCCAGAGTTCTCTAAACAAGACATACTATCTTCCCACTGTATACGTTTGGGTCTTTACCCATAAGAACAAGTTAAGACTTGAGGAAGGTGGAGTACGCCCCGATAAAATCTGCTCTGCAATTTGCGAAGCAATCAACGGTAGCAGATACTACGGTCTCGGAGAGCTGGATTTATCTTCGGTAAAGAGATTCTCGCCTATGCAGGACTACCAAGGTAAGGTAATGACATTCCAGACCATCGACTTTAACCGCTCCGCGCCTTCCGGTAAACCCGTTCCGAGTAACAGAAAGAGGGGCTGATTGATATGACGAAATTAACAGAGAAAGAAATCAACGAGCTGTACGACGCATACAATCAGTCTGAAATGAAGGCGATTCTGTTGGATACCGCCAACGGCAAACTCAGTATCAATGTCAAACATCGGCTCACTAAGTACGATGTGGTTCACGTTGTTGACTATGTTGCAGACGGTGTCGTGGATAAGGTTCATTTGGGATTCCATCCCGAAAACAAAAACTACCGTCTGCGTATGGCGGTGTTACGGGCATATACCGATATCGATATCCCTGACGACGAGAACCTGCGCTGGCGCTTGGCATACGGTACTCCGCTCTTCGCAATGATTACCGGTCACGAAAACAGACCAGTTAGATTTGAAGACAGAGACTACGATGATAATATGATTATCGATGTCGAGCAGTATGAGCAGGTGTTAGCTGCCATTGAGCAACTGATAGCGTTCCAAGTTAAAGACAGATAAGTGTGTAAATATAGCCACCGTTGATATATCGTCTTCGGTGGCTTTTTTAAGTTAAGAAAAATAAAGATTACAGGGCTACTCTCGGTTTCAAGCGTAGCTCTTTTCTAATATCAGGAGGTAAAATGAAGAACAAACTCAGTGAAGAAGAATACAATTTAACTTATGCAGCCTTGAAGCTGATTGAGAATCTGTTTAAGCAAGGCAAAATCAAGAAGCACGTTTTCAAAAACATTTTGAACGATTTCAAGGATACTATTGACTTAACGCAATTTTTGTGCTATACTTAATCAACTGATAACAAAGAGAGGAAGTGAAGTGGGATATTATGATGTACGGTTATAATAGACCTATGGATGAGCATATGGCGAGAAATGTAGCCATATATGCTCGTGTTTCAACCGAACACGAAGCTCAGTTATCGGCGTTGGAAAATCAGAAAGATTGGTATAAGCCGATTTTGGAACAACATCCCGAATGGACGGTTGTGAAAATGTATGTTGATGAAGGCATCACAGGAACATCTGCGAAGAAGAGACCTCAGTTTATGCAGATGATTGATGATGCCGATGATAGGGAGTTCGACCTGATTCTCACAAGAGAGGTGTCCAGATTTGCGAGAAACACGGTAGACACGCTCCAGTATACACGACAGCTAAAAGCGAAAGGTGTTGAAGTCTTCTTTATCAATGACAATATTAAAACCTTTGACGGTGACGGAGAATTAAGACTTACCATTATGGCTACATTGGCACAGGACGAAAGCCGCAAAACTTCTATCCGTGTAAAGTCCGGGCAACAAACATCTATGGAAAACGGTGTGTATTACGGCAACGGTAATATCCTTGGCTATCGGAGAAAGGAAACGATTGACGACGACAACAAGAAGCACGTCGAGTTTCTTATCGACCCCGAACAGGCAAAGACCGTCAGAATGATTTACGATATGTATCTGGACGGTATCGGTATCAGAGCCATCCAGTTTAAGTTAGAGCAGGCAGGTCGATTGACGGCAACAGGAAAAACAAACTGGCATATGTCAAACATCTCAAAGATATTGAAAAACTCATTCTACTGCGGAATTATCACATATCACAAGCAGTGGACACCAGACTACCTTGAACAGAAAAAGATTAACAATATCGGAGATATGGAGTTCACAAAAGTAAAAGGTTCACACGAGACCATTATTACCGAGGAAGAGTTTGAGAGAGTCCAGAAAATAATGGGTAAGAGGACTCAGGAAAACCCGGAGTGTAAAGCCGGAAGAAAGAGAGTCATCGGCGAGAAGCAACCGTCTGATGTTTGGACAGAGTTGTTGGTCTGCGAGTGCGGTCATAGATTTAATAGAAAGGTATGGCACAGACTTGAAAATGATATTCAATATGGTTATCAATGCTACTCCTCTATCCGAACCGGAACAGTAAAGACACGACTCAACAAAGGGCTTCCGATTGATGGAATCTGTGCCGTTCCGATGGTTGCCGGTTGGAAACTGCAAATGATGGCGAAGCACATCTTTAGCGACTATCTGAAAGATACAGTGAAGGTGTTGGCTTTGGCAGAGTCGTTGCTCGATAAACATATTGACGATGAAGAACCTACCGAGAACAACGAAAAAACAATTAAACAAAAACAAGATGAACGAGAAAAGCTGAACAAGCGTTTGCATAGTCTCATTGAGATGAGAGCAGACGGTGAAATATCGAGGGATGTTTTCAAAATCAAGCAGGAAGAAATCGAAAGACAGCTTGCGAAAATCGATGCGGAAATCGAACAACTCAATCCAGAAAGGGTTGACGAGGGCGAAGATGCAACGCACGAGGAAAAGATTACTATCCTTCGTTATTACTTAGAGCAGTCAGTTCACCCGTCAGATGATGCGGACATCCCAGATGATGTAATACGAGCATTCGTCAGAAAGATAGTCGCTCACACGGACGGATTTGACTGGTATCTGCGCTTTGACCCGGGCGATGACCCCGAGAAAATAACGGTCGATGGCAAGCGAAAAGACTCCGCTAAAGTTTCCGCTGTTTGTAACACACAGCTCAGGCAGCTATTAAAGAGCAGAGGAACAAGTAATTTGATGATTTGGGGCAAACCCGGATTGTAAAACCACAATAGAAAAATTGACCTTGCAAGAGAAATCTTGCAGGGTCTTTTTTACCCAAAAAACCTTGCAATACCGCCGTTTTTGACAATAAAATCAGAGTTTTATTTTCGTCTGTGTAAAATCGGATAATTCGATTATGGTACGGGAATGTATTGACCGCCGCTTTTTAACAAAGCCGCTGACCGTTAAACTTCTGGATATTGACGGCTTGCGTGGATGCGTACAGCGGGCTTTGTTGCGGTTATTCCCTCTCGTGGGAAGGTGGCGTTTACAGTCTACAAAACTTGATGATAAATGTCATATCCGATAAAACGGAATTATGCCGCAAATACGGAATAGAAATAATGCCGGAACAGTGGAATTGTAATACTCTCCCCGGTACACTTGTAACAGATATGGGTAAAGAATATGTTTCAGATACATTCAGACAAATAACAGATTTGGGCGTTACCGTGGTAAATCTTCCGCCGTATAGACCGGAATTAAAAGGGGCGGTTGAAAAATTCTTTGATGTAGTGCAAAACCTTTTCAAGCCGCATTTGAAGGGCAAGGGTGTAATAGAACCGAATTTTCAAGAGCAGGGTTCACACGACTATCGAAAAGATGCCTGTTTGACGATGGCGGATAAACCATATTGTAAATTTTTATTTTCGTCTATTGACAAATTCTCCGCTTTGAATTATAATATTTTTACCATAAAGAGTGTGCGAGGGAGCAAGCCCTATGACCACACAGCAACCTACCCGCCGGGCAAGGTGCTAATGCTTGACCGATGGGGTAATATAGTTTATTAAGCTCATCGGTGACGATGGGCTTTTTTGTGCCTCTTTATGGAATTGTTTTAGGAGGTACAAAAATGTACACATTGAAAGAAATAGTATCAAACAGCACAAAGCCCGTTTATGTTCATCTCCCTAATGATGAAGCGGCAAGACAATTCTTGATTGATGCCGAGAATCAAGGATTCATTTTTTCAGACGGCGCAAAACCAACAGAAAAAGTGCCTGATTTATTCTTTGCTGTTCATCCCAATATGACGATGAATTATATCGGTACAGTCGGGCGCATCGCCTACCAATGCAAAGCAGAAAACATTATCCGTCTTGATTATGTTTCAAAAACAGCAGAGTGAAATAATACACATTACTACTCCGCTACGGATGGCGGCGGCTCTGCAAATGTAATTTACCCCGGATAGCAAGAGAGGACAGCCCCGCCGCTGCCCTCTCCGATATGCGATTGATAATCTGTAAAGCCTTCATCGGCGTTTCGACTCATTCTTGAAACACTATCAAAAATAACGGTATCGCCGGGTTTTAATTTTTTTCGCAGCTTTAACCATTCCGGGCGGGCTTGTGTCGTTCCTGTGTACGCCTCTTTTACTTTATGGGCGTTTGTTTCATAGTCGGTGATATTCGGATTTGCCTTTCAATATTCTGTGTAGGGCGGCTGATTCGTGCATAACCGTATTTCATAATCAAATTTCCTTTCTGTCTTAATATAAACGAAGGTTGATACTATGATTTTGGGCAAAGCCTGATATAAAACCAAAGGCAAAACCAAATATTAAAATTGACCTTGTAGGAGAAATCCCGAAAGGTCTTTTTTTACCCAAAAAGCCTTGCAATACCGCCGTTTTTGACAATAAAATCAGAGTTTTATTGACATTGTGCGGCAGTGTAAAATGATGGTGTTGGTTACCCCGAAAATGATAATCGGGGTTGCCCCGTAACATTGATGATTTGGGGCAAACCCGGATTGTAAAACCACAATAGAAAAATTGACCTTGCAAGAGAAATCTTGCAGGGTCTTTTTTTACGCTGAAAGCCTTGCAATGCCAGCGTTTTTTGACAATAAAACTATGATTTTATTGACATTCCCAGAAATGCAAAACTCAAATTTCAATACCCCGAAAAATGGTGTTGAGACTTGACCCAAAACATAATTGTTCCTTCCTCAAAATCCTATTTGACAATTGATGAAGCGTATGCTCATAAATATCTGGATACGCTTCGGGACGTGCATCACTTTAAGACATCAAATTGGAAAGATGTTAATTTCTTCCTTAATATGTTAATCAAAATCATATAAAAACGTATCCACCCCGGCGTCTTCCATCGCTTTTTTGAGTTCTTCCGGCTCCATCAATTCAAGATCAAACTCATCATATCCGGCTTCGCTGAGCAATTTCATATCGTCGGCGTAGACTAAATTCGTTCCGATAAAGGTGTCTTCAAATTCTTCCGATTCCTCGTCCGAATC